TCCCCCTACCTAAAGAAATCTCCCTAGTCTTCAGGACGATTTCAAGGTTGCATCATCTTGCGTGACTTTTCTGTGCATCCCAGAAACATTCTCTTTCACGATCTCATCGATCGCTGCCTCAATGGCTGCACTGTCGTCCGCATCTGATAACTCATCAGAAGTTCTCACAATCCTTGCAAGAAGAGCTGATGTGTTGTAGCCAGCACTGGTGTCAAACCTGTACCACTCATCGAACTGAGTGAATGGATTGTAAGGATTGTCAACAGTTGTCAACATGCTTTCACTCACCACTCAATCCTTTCTTAAGAGTAGTTAGAGACACACCTAATGCATCAGCTACCTCTGCTTGTGTGTACCCAGAAGACAGCATGGCCTTAGCTCTATTGGTCTTAGCACTGGACATCAGTAGCTCAGACTTAGGTGTGGCCAGCTTCTTTACCTGATCTAGGTCTGCATTCTGTAGGATCTGGCTCAGTTTGTTAGTACTGATAGCGCCAGCCTGAATAGCGGCCCATTCATTCTCAGTGATCTGGATCTGGGCTTTCTTAGCACCGGTACGAGACCGGGCTTCTGCCAGGGCCTGTGCTTTGATCTTCTTGATCTCAGCAGGATCCATGTCAGGATTCGCACGCTTCTTGGCAGAGTAAGTAGCGTTGGCCAGGACCTGGGCTTGTCTTTCGAGGGGGGCATTCCTGAGAGCGAGGTTTAGTTTCGCATTCAGAGACCCCACTTCATTTGAGTAGGCGGTCTTTGCAGAAGGTGAGTAGGGGGTACTCTTTGTGTTGACCTGCACCTTGCGTGCTTCGTTAGCCAACGCCTTCAGCCTATTCGAGTGGTCGGCATAGATCTTCTCGATAGGGGTGCCTGACGAGAGGTCGTGCGCATTCTTCGTGTACCCCAACTTAGTGACTTCACTGAGGTGGGGGGTTACTTTTCCACTCTTGTCCGTGTAGGTAGAGCCGGTCTTGACAAATATCTTCTCGCCAGTGGCCTTGTCAATCGGACCGCCTTCTTTAGCACTGCGTGGCTTGAACTCCGGCACCTTGATGGTCGACGAAGCACCCGAGTTAGATATGAGTGTTGATGCTCCACCTCTAGCGCCACCTTGATATTTTGCTTTCAGCTGTGCGATGTTGTTCACACGAGCCGATTCCTTGTAGTCAAGGTGGTGCTTCTCTGCATCGATCACGACCATCGAGTGCCGAACTGCTCGAGCTAGCTCGGCGTTGTTTGCTCCACGAATGGTCATGTCAGTGATGAGGTTGGAGACCTTGCCCATCTCGACCTGCTTGGTGCGAGGCGACATACGAGGTGCGTCGTCCGGCAACTTATATTTCATAGGGTCGAAGTTCTTCAGCCCCTCAAGAGCCGGCTCACTCTTCACCTTACCGCTGTTGTTCGGAATAACAAGCACGGTGTCGCCATCGAAGTCAGCGCCCGAAAGGCGTTCGGCAACCTTGTGATTGATTCCAACGGCATCTGCTGCATTTCCTAGAAGCTTCTTGGCTTCAGGCTGGCGGTTGTTGACAGTGAGTTCTGGGATCTCGAACTTCCCACCATGAGGATATCGAATCAGAGCGACTCGTTCTCCATCACGGTAGTTGGGTGCGTAGATCTCAGTGGGCTTCATGCTCTCGATTGGCAATATAACGTGAGACCCTTGTCGAGGGAGAGCAGCAGCCTTCAGATGCACAGCAGAAGAGTCTGCATCATCCGCAAAGGACTCAAGCAAACGCTTCTTGACAGCAGGGTTGGTGAGCTGACTGATCTCATCGAACTCTGCCTTCTTCTTAGAATATGTCATGTCGAGCTGGGTGCGAGCCAGATTCGGGCTCTGCTTGGAAAGCATCTGAGACGAAAGACTCTTCGACCAGTTACTCCAGTTACCCTCTTCGTTGACGATATTCATAGCGCCACTCTGCCGAGATATGACTGCGCCAAACGGGTTGTCTGGATCGTCTTTCAGCTTCTTCATGGCATCGAGCTTGTTGCCCGTGTTGCTCTTGTTCGTGTTGAACACGAGGTCTACACCATCAGGCAGGTCGTCTTTGTACATGGCCATACCTTTAAGGTAGTGAGTGCCATCCACAGATATACGAACCTGTGCGTAGTGGGATTCGCCAAGAGACAGGTCTTTGACACCAGGACGGACATAAATAACACCGTCTGCGTTGGTGCCGCCTTCCTCAGCATAGCGAATCCCCACACGCTTTGAGCTCACAGCCTGAGGTGGCTTCAAACCCAAATATGTGCGCCCACCATCTTGGCTGTAATCGGTGATCTGCTGAACGCTGTCCCGGTTCTTGAAGACTTCAGAATATGAGACGTCATCCTTGGTGAGCACCTTCATGGTGGTCTGCTTGCCTGTGCCGAGCTGTTCGACCTTCAGGTAGTGAACCTTGTAGCCCTGCTCTTCGAGCACAGCAACAGCCGTATTCAGCTTGGTGCGGCTAACGCCCATGTGTAGCTCAACGCCGGCGCCGACATCGATATATTTCTTGTTCGCAACCTGGTCTTTCAACACGTTGGCTGTGGAGTCGAGAATATCAGCTTTGTCTTTCTGGCCGGGAGCGAGCAGAGCACGAACCGAAGATTCGTTGATTCCCATACGCTCACCGATGGCGACGTTAGACAGACCTTTGTCCTTCAGGCGCTGAGCCTGGAAAATATCGGCCTGCTTCTGGGCGTTCTTGGCGATCGACTTGGCAGCGCGAAGCTTCGTGGTGGAGTCGAGTCCGATACCACGAGCGATCTCTGCTTCAGTCATGCCCTGTCGCTTCAGGTCAGCTACGTAGTTCAGAAAATCCCTGTTTCGCTGACCGACATCATCGCCACCAGAACCCCAAGGGTAGCGCCCCGAGTGACGAGGCGTTCCGTAGTGTGCGATGTAATCGTTAACGTCGATGATCACTACTGAGCCTCCTTGATGTACTCGTTGAGTCGCTTGTCGAGGTACTTGATCTGCTCCATGATGGCCGAAATATCAACCGGATCAGGGACGTAGATCTTGACATCGTCGTTCTGGTAGATGCGAAGTTCGGTCTCGAGCTCGAACGGCTTGTAGCCGTACTCCAAACAGAACAGAGCTGTGTAGACCTGAAGCTGGTCCATCGACGTTTGAGTGACGCCGGTCTTCAGATCAAATATGCGAAGCTGACGGACCTTCTCACGGAAGCCGGCAGCGTCAGCAGTGCCGAAGCAGTTGGGCGAGTAATATAGAACCTGTTCCGGAGTCATGTTGAAACCGATGCAGTCGTTCACATACTCGCTGAAGGTAGTGCCGTTGCGCTCAGGCTTGATCTTCAGACGGATCATATCCTTAGCGAGCTCGTGCAACTGCGTACCACGCTGTGCTGCCATGACAGCCATGAACATGCGTTCCAACTTTTCGTCATCGTAGCGAATCCAGTGATATTTGCTAGCGCTGAGAAAGGCGTGGCCGCCGGCGAGACGTGAATGATCGTTGAAGTTCATCCAACACTTCCTCTTCATTTTCGGGGTAGATGAAAGATGCGAACGAGAGCTCGTTGTAGAAGTCGACGTAGAACTCCTGGTTCGGTCGCTTCTTCGAGTTGATAGCACCCTTCGACTCAAGCATGGCCCATCTGTCACGCCACAAAATCAAGAGGTCCGGAATACCCTGATGGGTGGAGTTCGGATCCTGGTGAAATATGACGCAACCGGGGAACCGGTACTCGAGCTCCTTTATAAGCCGAGTTGTAAAGCCGGCGCGGCCGGTTTCTCTCACGATTCCCTCCTTAAAATAAGGTTGCTTGTTTCTACTCCTTCTATTATATCCTGCGATTACCCTGCGAGTGAATAGTTACTCTGCGACGTATCGAAACTCCTGAAAGGTCGGCCATGTGAAGGTACGGTTGACGATCGAACCGATGAGATCTCTCTCGATCAGTCCGAAGGCCAGAGATGCTTCCCAGGTGTTGGGATATATCTCGTGATGCTTGATCTCGAGAACAGGTTTGTCGCTACCGATAGGGCCTCGGTTGGCTTGGATCAGATACTTCACTACGAACCAGTGAGGACGCCACAACAGATTGTCTGCTCGGTTGTTGGCTTTGTCGTTGTTCAGATGGATGAGTCCGTCGAACGAGTCCTTGGCTCGAGGGTTGGGTACGAACGTCTGTGCTACCAGTTGTGCCAGAGATCTGCGGTGCTGCTTCCTCCCCTTCGTCAAGCCGACGTAGCAGGTTCCGTACTGGTTCCGCAATATGGTAAGGACGCGCCCAGTCTCGTCATTACGGACGTGGCCGAGATCACTTACCGAATATCCGGGGAACCCTTTGATCTCTCCCCAGTTCTCCACTTGTCCTCCCTTGGATGCCAAATCCAAAAATTTTGACGAAAACTTTTTCATTTTAAACGTAGTGCATAGTTGTATTATAACTATTCACTCGTGTCTTTGAGAAAGAGTTTTAGGCCAAAAATGGCAGATTTGGCAAGATTTTTGGCAGATTTAGGGCTTTTTTGGCCCTAGCGCAACCACAAGCAATCATTCTTGCGAGTGCGTAGTTGCTATCGAAGCGATGAAACGCTTCTCATTGAAGGTCTTCTTGTCCTTCAAAGCCCTCATGATTGCCTTGTCGATGACCGAATCTGACATCAGGACATAGTAGTACAGCTTCGAATATGGCGTGTTGAGCCGATCCGTACGTCCGTGGGCCTGATGCCAGTTCTTGTAGGAGTACGTGAGGCTGTAGAAAACGGTCGTATCTGTGGTGATACAGTTCCACCCTTCCGAGCCGGCAACGTACTGCACAAGATAGATCCAACGATCAGTTGTCGGAATCGACTCGTGCTTGTGGCCATTCCATTCCGCAATTTGGAACGTGCCCGCAGTTTGGGTTTCGGCTAGGCTCGATAGACTTCGAAGCCTCTCTAATTCGTAGTCGAAGTTGTAGAAGACAATCAATTTCGGGTGCTTCGCAACCAAGGTCTCCAGCGATTTCAGCCGACCAAGATCGGAATTGACAACCTTCCTCATAACAGCGAAGAGTTCCGCTACGTCCCTCAGCGGACGATTCTCGTACACATGCCATCGGTCTTCATACACCTTTCTGAACAGCTCAGTATCGTACGCACAGTCGATGGTGTTGGTGATCCGCGTGGTATGCCGCATGTAAGGCATCTCCACCAGGATCTGGTTCCGTAGCTTGACGAGCTTGTTGACGTTCAGGTATCGCTCGACTTTGGGGAACTTGGAATATCGGGAGAAGACGACGTGTTCCCGGAAGAACTCAGTTCGATTCTTGTAAAATCCATTAGCGATGAAGACTGGGATGTAGTCGATCCAGGTGTCTCCCGGGGTAGCAGATAGCAGAATCCATCGATTGTTTCGTGCAATGTGAATGAAATCCTTCGTCCATTTGCCAGCACCAACGACACGTTGTTCATCAAATATGAAGAAGGCTCCCTCCACGTCTCGATAGCTTCCAACATTGTTCCAAGAATCGACCCTAAGAGTGCCCGCAACAGTTGCGTCACGCTCTGTTCCCACCCCCAGCTTTGCAAAGTCTCTTTGCCAGTCAAGGGAATCGCGTTTTTTGGCAGTTGTGATGACGATGACATCTAACTTCTCTCCAAACTTGACGTAGTTCTCCATGTAATATGCAGCTGCGGTGATGGTCTTACCCGTCCCGACGTCTCCCCACAATATGGCGCCGTTGTGCAGCTGCTTGACGGCCTTCTCTTGGTGAGGATATAGCTCAACCATCATCTCTCACGTGACCGGGAAGCCTCTGCTTGGGGTTCTTCTTTACAGGCGGCTTCTTGGATTTGAACGGAAGGATCTTAGCGTCCTTCTTCGGCTCTTTGTCTTTCTTGCCCATCTCTATCCTCCATACCGTTTGTGCCAGTTGCGATGCGTCTCCGTGCGAGCCACCAGGGCGCCACAGGAGCGACACACCAGGAAGGAGACAATGGTGTCCCCAACCTTCACTTCTACGGTTTTGTAGCCCCTCGGAATTGTGCTCATGATTCCTCCAAAAATATAGGACAAGACTGAGAGGGCTACCCAGTATGCGGCCGGGTAGCCCTCTCATGGGAACAGCAGTTCCTGCGGCGTTACGCAGTTTGAGGATATAGGATCCTCACCTAGTTACCATCAGTTCCGTCCGACAACGGATTATGGCTTACTAGAAAATCAATTGTTCTTGTCTTTACCGCTGTTCTTCTTCTCCTGCTGCTTCTCCCACTTCTTGCCGACCTTGTGGGCCTGCTTGTCGGGGACGCCGTGCTTACCCTTCCCCGGCGTCCCCGAGTCCTTCGGTCGTTTCGTCACTGACGAAGCCTCCGTCCGGTTCCGCCGTCCCGGCTCATCCGGGTGTCCCGGCCGTCGGAGCGGTCGAGCTCACGCTCCACTCGGTTGGCAGCCTTGATGTTCGCCAACTTCTTGGCCTGGGCGGGAGTCATCTTGGTGGTGGGAGTGGTCTTCTTAGCCATGGTGCTGAACCTCCATCTGGTTCTGAATTTGGTTCTGGTGGCACTGCTCCGACCGGGCGGCCGCGAAGTACCCTGCCAGAAAGACGATGATGCCGATCAGGAAGAACTTCTTGGCCTGAGAGAAAATATACTTGATCACAGCAGTACCTTTCAAGAGGACGGCGGGGCCTAAATAAGCGCCCCGCCTCAGAATTTGGGTGGTTGCTCAGATGCTCTCGAAGAGCGGCTGCTGAGCGGTGTTGCCTTCGATCTCGCAGTCGAGCACCTTCTGGTGCTGCGTCTTCTCGAAGTTGTTCGGGAACGCGCGCTTGCTGTACGTCTTGACGCCTCGGTCCGTCTTCAGGACCCAGTCCTCCACGAACGCCTTCTTCTGTCGCTCGTTGATGGCGTGGAGAACCTCGACCTTGATGTACTGGATCAGCCGGCCGCCGAGCTTCTCGATGACGATCTCACCGCCGCACCACTCGGCAACCTCCTGCATGTTGTCGAGGGTGACCTGCACGGCGTCGATCTCGAAAGCCTTGCGCTGGTACTTCTGGATGTTGAGCGACATCTTGGAATATCCTTTTCAGTCTTCGATGGGCGCCAGATTGGCGTAGAAATAGATTGCGTGGGGGTACATCTCAGCGAGCATACCCGGATCGTTGAACTCCTCGATGATGTTCCCGATCGAATATGTCGGTTCGATGTCGTAGTACTCCTGGTAGACCCAGAGCATCAGCCTGTCCAGATGACGTCGCTGGTGAGCCCCATCGGACAATCCCATCCGGTGATCACGAAGCCGGACTTACCGCGGACCTCGATGGACTCCATGTGAGATGTGTGATCGTGAAGAGGCGCTTTGCAGTGCGGACATTTGATGTCTGGAATGGTGGCTTTCGAACACTCCTCGCCTGGAGCGTGAACCCACATGGACCAGTCATCAGCATGTACGTGTTGCATCAGGCCTCCGGGTCGTCCACCGCACCGGCACGGGGAGCCGCGTCCGGAACGTCGTTGTACTTCAGGTCGAGCTCGTCCTCGCGGATTGTCACGTACAGGCTCTTCAGGTAGGCCTTGACGCCGGACTTTCCGCCGACCTCCCAGTTGTACGGATGGAAGATCAGATCGACGTTCTCGTAGTCGGCCCAGTCGAGGATCTCGATCTCGTCGTTGGTCAGATCCGTCCGTCCCCGGCTGGTGATCATGACGACTCGCGCCGGCCGGCCCTTGCGACCGATGGAGATCTGCAGATATGGCTGTGGCTGCTCGCCGTCCTCACGAGGGCGGAGCTCCTTGACGTTCCAGCCGTCACGGCGCAGGTTGTTGGCCACCTCGTCGTCCAGGAGAACGCAGAAGTTGCGGTCCCCCTCGGCGTTCATCGGGCCCTCCTTGCCGGCGAAGTTCCGGAAGATCAGGCGGGCGCCCTCGATGAGTACGGTGTCTCCGGGGTTCAGCATCAGTCGTTCTCCTTGTTGTTGAAAAATGGGTGGTTCTCGAGCTCGTTTTCTCGAAGCTTGTCGACGACCTCTTCGGAATGTGTTTTGTACAACCCGAGATCGATCTTCTTCTGGGGGTGTTGTCCCCAACGCATCCCCTTGATGCCGTACTCACCGGCGATCCTGGGCTGCTCCGCTTCCAGTTTGGCGATGGCCTCGTGGAGATCGCGGATGGTGAGAGGTTTGTTGAGACCCTCGAAGGGCGGGTGTTTCGGGAAAGCCGGCAACGGAAACATCTTTCCGCTCTCGTCAATCGAGCAAGCCAGCCCCGTATCCGTGAGACCGGGAATGTCGTGATCGAGCCTCGCTTCGAAGTTGCCATACCCATCGATCCGAGCCGTCCCGACTTTTGACCATCCCTCCTCAGTGAAGTGCATGACCCGAACTTCTTCGATTCCCTGGAAGGGGAGAAGGGTGATGTTCTTGCTGGTAACCACTCGCGGCGGGACCTCATTCGTCCACATCGCGAATGTCGCGTTGGTACCGAGGAAGGACATCATGTCCGTCGCCGTCTGCCATTCGTACAGCTCCAGATCGACCTCGGTCATGATGTGGTCGATCTGGGCCAGGGTCTCCTGTACGTTCATCTTTTACTACCTCTCAAAATTTGACGGCGAATTCCCTCATCGCCGAATATGAAGTCATAAACCTCTTGCTCAGTCGGATGCCGACCGAGTTCCTCTTGCATCATTGTTATGAGAAGTTCCAGATCGGCATCCATCTAAGCTCCAATTTACTTGGCGAATCCGTCGAACTCGCCGAACTTTTCGATGGTCTTGACTGCTTCGTTGACCAGGTTGTCGAAGTAGAGCATGTCGATCTCTACTCCCTTGCCGAGCTTCTGGGCTACTTCTGCTTCGATCCAGAAATATCCCTTCGTGCCGGCCACCGCGTACTTCTTGTCGTCCTTGACTCGATACAGAACGCCGCCCCCAGACCCAGCGGTTACAGGGACGAATCGCCCGGTGCGGCCGACGAATTGCATGGCGGAATCGTCCGTCATGTGCATCGGCTTCTCTGCTTCGAAGTCCAGGTACATCGACCCCTGAGTCACCTGCTTGGTCTCGCAGAGATCATTGAAGTCGATTTCTTCCTCGGTAAAGAGCGTCTTGTAGACGTAGGGGTGCTGGAACTGCGCACCGACCGCGTCCCACTTGTCGCCCTTCTTGGCAATATAGACGGCGTCGTTCACGAGACAGAACTTGTCGTACGTACCCTCGTGTTCGAAGTCGTAGCCGTACTTCTTGCCGTACTCCGTGACGAACTCGATGATCTCCGGAGTTGCGTTGGGGATCTTGATCGAGTCGGTCTTAATATGCACGACCTGGAACCCACGAGCCTGCACTTCGTGCTTCAGGTCGATCATGAACAGGGCGCCGCGCTTGGCGACGATGTTGTCCTTGTTGCGGACATCCCGGAAGGGGTTGTCGAACTTCGCCGACGTCAGACCGTAGACGATGTTGATCACGATCTTCAGCGCGTACGAAAGCGCGTCAGCCTGATCCTCATTGCCGAGATATGGCGCCAACTTGCCGTCCAGCATCTCCCGAGCTTCGTCGAACTGCCGACGCTTGATAGCGATTCGAGCAGCCTTGAGAGCGGAGAAGTTGGGGGTGTAGCTTCCGAAGAGGTTGAGCTGCTCGATGCTTGTAGGATGCATGCTGGCCACGTCGAGCAATGCCACGTTCTCATACATCCCTGGCTCGGCGTACACGTAACCACCTTCACCAACGAGCTCTCCTCGATAGGTGCTCTTCCCCATGTCGAACACGTACCCGGGGAAATCCTTTGACAGATCTGTGTAGACGAATGCGGCCTGTGGATTACGGTCGCTTCCGAATATGATCTTCGCGGTGTGCTTCTGGGTTGTGTCATTCGTCGTCAGTCCGCTCAATTCGGCCAGGATTTGGCGCGCCACGAAGTCCTGCTCCCGCGAGTCGAACGTAGCTTCTGTCGCCACTACGTCGTTACAGCAGTACTCCACGACCTTGTCAACCAGCTCTGGTGGTACTGGCTGATCCCAAGGGTGATCCATCTCCATGTGGTGGATACCCAGCTCGATCTCGAACTTCTTGAGACCTTGCTTCTTCGACGAGAAGTCGTAGATATCCGCATAGGAGAGGTTGTAGGCCTCGCCGAACATCGACCCGACCGAACCGTTGATGATCTTCTGCGACAGGTTGTACAGCTGCTCGTTGTCGTAACCGAGAAACCGGCCGTAGAGGATATGGTTGTCGTACCTACGGTTGTTGAAGCCGACGAGCTTGAACTTGAACAGCCCCTCGATCTCCTGAGCCGTCGGGTTGATCATCTTGACGATGTTGGGGTCACCCTTGAACTTCCAACACACGACGAACAGGTTGGGATATACCTCCACGTCATAGAAGACTAGACGGTTGTCGAAAGCCTCGGGAACGTCCGAATCCTTCTCCGCAACAGCCTCCTTCGGCAACTTCGTCTCGTCGCCCGAGAACTGCATCTGCTGCACTACCTTCAAGCACTGCAGCGGTTGGTTGGTGCTGTTGTTCGCGAAAGCGACGATCCGCCCCCGCAGATCGGTCACGTCGTACTGCATCCCCGACGAATATGCATCGTCGAGGATCTTCTTGATGAAGTCGATCGACGGCTTGGTGCCGGGATGGATTTCCTTCCGAAGGTTCCGCATGATGAGTTCGCGGAGACCCTTCTCACTCTGCATAGTATTGGCCGGGAGCACTTTCTTCTCCTTAAGCGGCAGACCGCTGTTGATGGTGGCTACCGGGACGTTGTTACACTTGGTCAGTTTTCTTCGGAGGCTAGCCTCTCCAAGAAGAGTCTTAACCTCAATTCCCTCTGCGTAGGACTGAGATAGCTCGGCGACATCTCCTCCAGTGTACGTGTAATGGAGGTGTACTCCCGAACCGCCTTTAGAGAGCTCAGCGTATGTTGCTGGCCACTCAGACGCCGCAGCGAGGTTTCGATCAAGGCTCTTGTTTCCTGAATCATCAGTGAGATCAAAATCGATGACAATATGGGTCTCAGGTACTCTGACGTAGTGGAGCTTCGAACTATCCACTGCAGAAAGAGTGGTTCCCACCTTTGCCCAAGGCTTGCTAGGGATCTCTTGTCCATCAGGCCCAGCCTTTCCGAGCTGCGCCGGCCAATCGGCAGCGAGCTCGTCAAATATAGAGACGGTCTCCTCCAGTACCAGCGAGAAGGCCTTGACGTCCTTAGTGGTGGGCGTCTTGAATTTGTTTGCGTTGAACCCCGAGTAGTAGCTCCGGTAGAGCACACCACCCACAGTTACTCGGTCGTGGAAATCGTCGAAGTAGTTCCTCAACTCTTCCCGTGCCTTGTACTGCGGCAGAATCTTTTCGACACCGGTCTCGTTGCAGAACTCCTTGTAGAACTGGTAGGCCTGCTTCAAGGTGGCTCCGTCCTGCTCCTTGAACACGTCGAAATATGCTTCGATGAAGTTGAAGAAGACGTCTGTCTGCAACATCATCTCCACCGGGCGATATGAGTTGTAGTAGTTCTTACCCATGTCCCGGTAGACCTCGAGGCAGTGTGAGGCGATCGCCCCAAGCTCGAAGTCGATTCGACTCATCAAGGTGTGGTAGTGGTTGGCCGGAATGGTGACGCCCGTAGGATGGACATCAATGAGCCGGCGGATGATTCCGGATTTGGCGTCCGAGATCTTTACCGGCAGGTTGGTACCCATGAAGAGAAATGCATTCGACCGAGCAGTGTAGCTAGGCTTGTACTTCTCATTCATCTGCATGTCCTCGTGGGAAATGAGTGAATTCAGCTTGGTGTTGTCCTGGATGTTGGACAAGTCACCGTCATGCTGGATGGCTACCAAAGGGTTGTTGCGAAACGACTCCGTTGCGAATCCGTTGTTATTGGATCCCAACGCCTTAGCCTCGAAGGTAGTGGTGTATCCCTCGAAGAGCTGCTGAATAATCCCCAGGATGGTGGATTTGCCAGTTCCGCCAGGACCGTAGAACACCAGGAATTTCTGGATCTTCTTGCTGTCTCCAGAAATAACCGCACCGATCGACCACTCGATCTTGGCTCGTTCCTCTTCGGAATATAGCGTCCCGACGAGTTCGTCCCAAGCACTGTAATCTCCGGGGGTCAGAGGATATGGAAGTCGCCGGCTGCGGTAGTCGGTCTTCTTCACCTCGTCGTTCGCGAAGGTCAAAGTGTCATCAAGCGTGTGTGCGTTGTCGCTGATGTTCTGCAGATACTTGCGGAACTGGCTCCACCCATTGCTGCCGAAAGAACGGAGGTACTTCACGTTGTACGTCAGACCCGTTTCGTCCTTAGCATTCTGGGTGTAAATATCGAGCTCGTTGTCTACGAGGCGCTGCACGTCATACTCGTCAGTAGACCACAGTCCTGCTGCCTCATCCCAGATTGCGTAGAACGACTTTCCTCGGACCATCAAGTCCTTGGATCGCCCGACGATGAAGTCGGGGTAGATCTCTTGCGCACCTTTCGTTTCTCTCGTGCAGATACGAAAGAAATCCATTTAACCCCCGTTCTCGAGTAAATATTCACTCATCTGATACCAGAGCTCAACATCGCGTTGATCCTCCTGGGCGTTCATCAGCGGGAACAGACCACCACGTCCGTCCGGCTCGTATGTTCGCCAAATGACATCGTCGAGAATATCGTCGACGTCCTGCTCGGACCAACCACCACGGTCCGTGAAACCATGTATCCCAAGGTTCTCCAAGAGATGCCAGAACCATTGCTCTGCCGGCATGTCGTCCTCGAAGGAACAACGTCTCGACAGAGCAATCAACATCTCCAGCATGGAGCAACCCAACTCCATCCACGACGCTTCTACATCGTGAATATCGTTCAACTCAACGAACTCGAGTCTCAGGAGACGGCCGTCCTCAAGTCTGTTGTCGTCGTTAGGGATGATCCACACGAATTCCTTCGTATGAAGCAACTTCAGAAGAGACCAGTGTGTCCGAGAAGGATTCTTCAGCCTGACGTTACTGACTTGGCCGTACAACCACCTGAAATACAGTTCGTCGAGCGGCTCACTCATCGTCCCAGCGCGGCCTACTGCGCCGCATGGGCTCGTCTGAGTGCTCGAAGCCGAGGACCTCGTGAGCGAACTTACCGTCCGAGAAAGTCACCTCGATGTCGAGCTTCTTCTGCTCGTTCCTGACCAGCAGGATATGCGGGTCATCCGGATCCGACGCGCCGAACATGTTGAGGTTCATCTGACCAACGATCCCGTCGACGTCCTCGATCGGCTGATCCTCGTCGTCACCCAGCACACCGTCGCCGGCGTAGTAGGTCAACTGGATCTCGTCGTGACCCTCCGGGTGTTCCATGTACTCCTCGAGGTCCACGACGTACGGCTTCGAGGTGTCGCGCTCCTCCTTGTGGATCTGGAGCTGGTCGCCGTTGTCGAAGATGTTTCGCTCTTCAACCTCGACCTCAACTTCCGGTTGCCTTCGCAGGTCGTCCACAACCATGCTCATGGCGTCGGGCTGATGCTCGAG